TTGGCTCAGGTAGCATACGACTACGAATACGAAATTGACGACCACGAAATTTTAGATGTGGTATCGGGATACTAATATGGCAGAAGAAATTTACAGCCCAGACCCCATGATGATTGAGCAGTCCCTTACCGAGTGGGTCATAACAAAGTGCGAAAGCTGGCGGGATTACTATGAATCAAACTATGAAGACCGTTTTGAAGAGTACTATCGACTATGGCGCGGACAATGGAGCCCAGAAGACTCTCAGCGAGCATCTGAGCGGTCTAGGATTATTAGCCCTGCCCTTCAACAGGCTGTTGAATCGAATGTCGCGGAGTTGGAAGAGGCGACTTTTGGTCGCGGAAAGTTTTTTGATATTGCAGATAATTTCGGTGATGGTCAAAGGGAAGATGTTTTATATCTACGCAAAAAGCTTACTGAAGACTTTGAAGCCTGCCAGGTCAGAAAGGCTGTTGCCGAATGCCTTATTAATGCGGCTGTCTTTGGAACTGGCATCGGTGAAGTGGTTATTGAGGAAGTTAAAGAAATGGCTCCGGCGTCAGAGCCAATCATGGGTGGTGACCTTCAAGCGGTTGGTGTCAATGTAACAGATCGTGTTGTTGTAAAGCTAAAGCCCGTCCTTCCTCAGAATTTTTTGATTGATCCTGTAGCTACATCTGTTGATGATGCGTATGGGGTAGCGATCGATGAGTTTGTAAGCCGCCATACCGTAGAGTTGTTGCAAGAGCAAAACATTTACAAAGAAGGCGTTATTGAATCTGCGGCTTCTGATACTGATCTTGAGCCAGACCAAGACCTGACAATCTATAACGATGACAAGGTTCGTCTGACCAAGTACTACGGGCTTGTACCTAGAGAGCTTCTTGAGGCTGAAGATGTCGAAGTTGAAGAAGATTCGATGTATGTCGAAGCCATCGTCGTCATTGCCAACGGCGGTACACTGCTAAAAGCAGCAAAAAACCCTTATATGATGGGCGATAGACCTGTCGTTGCATTTCCTTACGATGTAGTTCCTGGGCGATTCTGGGGTCGTGGTGTTTGCGAGAAGGGTTACAACAGCCAAAAGGCGCTCGACACAGAGCTTAGAGCGCGTATTGATGCCCTGAGCCTAACAATTCATCCAATGCTCGCTATCGACGCTACACGGCTTCCTAGAGGGGCTAAGCCAGAGGTTCGCCCTGGCAAGATGATACTGACAAATGGAGATCCGCGTGAAGTTCTTCAACCGTTTAATTTTGGTCAGGTCGGGCAAATTACATTCGCTCAGGCTCAGGCGCTTCAAAATATGGTGCAACAAGCAACTGGAGCGGTGGATTCCGCAGGAATTGCGGGACAGGTTAACGGAGAAGCGACTGCTGCTGGGATTAGTATGTCTTTGGGCGCTATTATTAAGCGCCACAAGCGTACTCTGATTAATTTTCAGCAGTCATTTCTATTGCCGTTTGTTACCAAGGCGGCTCATCGCTACATGCAGTTCGATCCAGAAAACTATCCGGTAGCAGACTATAAGTTTGTAGCAACCAGCACTCTTGGTATTATTGCCAGAGAGTATGAAGTTACTCAGTTAGTTCAATTGTTGCAAACCATGCAGCAAGATAGCCCCATGTATCCTGTTTTAATCCAAAGCATTATTGACAATATGAATCTAAGCAACCGCGAAGAGCTTATTGCTACGATGCAACAGGCATCTCAACCAAATCCACAAGCTCAAGAAATGGCTATGTTGGCTCAGCAGGCGCAGCTTGGCCTACAACAGAGCCAGACAAATGCGTTAAATGGTCAGGCAGCAGAGTCGCAGGCACGAGCCGCCAAGATCGCTATTGAGGCCCAGATAGCTCCTGAAGAGCTTGAAATTGACAGGATAAATGCTATTACTAGAAACCTTAAAGAAGGTGATGCTGATGACAAAGAGTTTGAGCGGCGGCTCAAAATAGCCGACAGACTGTTAAAAGAACGCGAACTGGAAGGAAAAACGCCCAATGCTAATGACGCAAACCGAAATCAACAACCTCCTGAACCAAGTCAACGCGGCATTCAAGGAGCAGTCCGACAGCTTGAAGGAGTTGAAGGCCAAGCTAGACTACCTAGAGGAGAGGTTTGATGCCGAAGAAAAAAGATTCAAAACTCGCTCGGGCAGGCGTAAGCGCGTACAACAAGCCGAAGAGAACACCGAATCACCCAACCAAGAAGTTCGTGGTAGTAGCGAAGAAGGGTGATAAAACTAAGCTGATTCGGTTTGGCGATCAAAAAATGACAATTAAAAAAAATCAGCCAGCCAGAAGAAAGTCATTTAGGGCTAGACATAAGTGTGATACGAGCCCACCAGATAAGCTGACAGCAAGGTACTGGTCATGTAAGAAGTGGTAACGATCAATCAAAAGGAGTAAAGGTTGGAAGACTTGGAGAAGAAGTACAAGCTAAAAACAAAAGAGGCAATTGATACAGCACAAAAATATCACAGGCTTTTAACTAAAAAGAAAGACAAGGTTGTCATTATGTATTCTGGTGGCATGGATAGCGTGTCATTAGCATGGAGCTTGCTTGAGCATACACAACATAATGTTCATATCCACTCTATACATCTTGACAATTCTGAAGGTAGGTTTAAGGCGGAGGCTCAAGCTATATACCAAAGCATTAACTGGCTCAAAGATCATCAGCGTGAGTTTGAGTTTTCGTCGTGCTTGTATTCCTACAAAGCCAAATACCCTGGGGGAAGAGATATGGCGCTTGCGTTGTTTCAGGCGGGTAGGGTCATATCGACTATGACAGATCCTGTGTGCGCTGTGTTTACTGGCGATTACAACATGAGCAAAGAAGAAAGCGCAGAAGCATATGGCGTGTTGAGTGCTTTGTTTATGAACAAACACAACAAGCCAGTATGGGCAGCTCCATTTGATTACATGAGCAAAGTTCCTCTTGAGCGTAGTCTTGGAGTTTATTACGCTATGCCAGCAGAGTTGCGAAAAATGTATTGGTCGTGTAGAAGACCAAATGAAACACCGGAAGGTTTTTTGGCTTGTGGCGAATGCCATGCCTGCAAGCGCCAATACATGATGAAACAACACATACGGAAGGTTGAGGATGAAAGTAAAAGCGCCTGACGGTTACCACTGGATGAAGAGTGGCAAGAGTTTTAAGCTGATGAAGGATCCTGCTGGCGGATATAAGCCACACAAAGGTGCTTCCAAGTCAGCTAATTTTGAAGTTCAAAAAGTCCACAAAGGTAAATAAGGAGACTGTTATGTATCATGGTGCAATGAAGCCTAAAAAAAAGAAAAAGGCTGCGAAGAAAAAGAAAAAGGCTAAGAAGTAATGCCTAAGAAAGCTGGTAAATATTCTGCAAAGCAGAAAAAGCTTGCTAGGGTTGCTCCCCCACGGGACAAGATTACTGGTGCTGACTTAAAGAGGCTGAGAAAACGTGCCAAGAAAAAAAGCTAAAGCAAAGCCCAAGAAAAAGAAGGGCGCTATACCTGATAACGTAAAGAATAAGGCTCTTTACTCTCGGGTAAAGTCGGAGGCTAAGCGCAAGTTTGACGTATACCCTAGTGCCTATGCGAATGCATGGCTTGTTAGGGAATACAAAAAGCGTGGTGGAACCTATGCCTAAGCCAAAAGATGGCTTGACCAAGTGGTTTAAGGAAGAATGGGTTGACATCAAAACCGGAAAGAAGTGTGGACGTAAAAAAGCCAAAGGCTCTAAGCGTCCATACCCAGCTTGCAGGCCCAAAGCCGTAGCTGCAAAGATGAGCAAGGCTGAAAAAGATGCGGCGAAGCGTAAAAAAACAGGGCCAAAAGCAATTAAGTATGCGGTAACAGCTTCAGGGAGGAGACGGAAACCCGCAAAGAAAAAATCGAACTAGGAGAGAGATAACCTTATGGCCTCTATTGATAAAGAAACTGAAGAGTATTACAACAAGTATTTCGACCTGTTTACCAACGATGGTTGGAAGCAGTTAATCGAAGAGCTTAGGCAAAATGCCTTGGCAATCAATAGTGTTGAAGCTACAAAAGACTCGGATGATTTGTATATCCGCAAGGGCCAGCTAAATGTTTTGGCGTATTTGTTGAACTTTGAGTCTACTGTAAACAACAACTTTGAAGAGCTGCAAAAAGAAGATGTACAAGATATTTGACTTTCGTTGCGAAAACGGTCATATATTTGAAGACTTTGTGGAAGGCGGAACCGCAGTTAGTAGGTGCAAGTGCGGTGCCTTAGCAAAAAAGATCACTTCAGCATCAAATTTCGTGCTGGATGGGTCTACTGGGGACTTTCCTGGTAGGCACATGAAGTGGGTGCGAGAGCATGAAGAAGCTGGTCGAAAAGGACGGGAAGCTCGACGCGAAGAGAGTCAATCCCAGTAATTCCATAACCGTTAGGCGGAATGAGTTTAAATGATGTCAAGAGCGACAATTATTGATGAGCGTCCAGATATAGAAGAATCTGACGTTTCGCAGGACACAGTGCAAGAGTCTGTAGAGGTTCCTGAGCAGGAGCAGCCTCAAGACCCTGACATTCCAGAAAAGTATCGTGGTAAGTCTGTCCAAGAGCTTGTACAGATGAATCAAGAGCTTGAAAAGTTTTCAGGCAAGCAGAGTACGGAAGTTGGCGAACTGCGGAAGTTGGTTGATAACTATATACAGACAGAACTCGACAACAAGCAAGCACCTGAAACACAGCAGGAAGATAACGACAGTAGTGATGTCGATTTTTTTGTTGACCCGCAAAGTGCTGTTAATCGGGCTATAGACAATCATCCTAAGATCAAAGAGGCAGAAACGTACACTAAACAGTACAAACAACAGGCCACTCTTGCTCAATTGAGATCAGACCATCCTGATATGGATCAAATCTTGCAAGACCCTAAATTTGCTGAATGGATAAAGGGATCGAAGGTTAGAACGCAATTGTTTGTTAATGCAGACCAAGCGTATGACTATGATTCTGCACATGAACTATTTTCGCTTTGGAAGGAACGAAGCAGCATAGTTCAGCAAACTGCGAAAGCAGAACGTGCTAGTCGTAAGAGTGCGGTAAAATCAGCAACAACAGGCAATGCCCGAGGTACAGCGGAAAGGTCAAGTAAAAAAGTTTATCGTCGTGCTGACATTATTAAACTTATGAAGACTGACCCAGACCGTTATAACGCTTTGTCAGATGAAATTCTGAAAGCCTACGCGGAGGGTCGAGTTAGATAGCCTAAAGGAGATTTTTCATGGCTACAGCAACTTATCCTGGCGCGGCGGGTAATACCGCATTAACAGAAGCGGCAACTTTTGTACCAGAAATCTGGTCCGATGAGATTATTGCTTCTTATCAAAAGAACTTGAAGATGGCTCCCCTTGTCAAGCGTATTGCTATGAATGGCAAGAAGGGTGACGTTATTCATATTCCTAAGCCCACTCGTGGTGATGCCAATGCTAAGGCGGCTGATACTGCGGTAACAATCATTGCCAACACTGAATCAGAGCTTCAGGTTACGATTAATCGTCACTTTGAATACTCGCGTCTGATTGAGGACATCGTAGAGGTACAGGCTTTGTCCTCTCTGCGTCAGTTCTACACTGAAGATGCTGGTTACTCTCTGGCTGTTCAGGTTGACAATGACCTTCATGCGGCTGGTACTGGTTTTGGTGATGGTGGCGCTGTTGTATTTAGCCCTGCCGCCACTGACTACCAGCATACTGGTTGTTTCTTTAACGACAACGGTACTACCACTCAGTACACTGATGACACTCTGGTAGCTGGTGACGAGTTCACGGATGCATTTTTCCGTGACATGATTCAGAAACTGGATGACAACAATGTACCAATGGAAGGCCGTAATCTGATCATTCCACCCGCAACGCGCAATGCGATTATGGGCATTGATCGGTATGTGTCATCTGACTTTGTAAGTGGCGGCACTGTTAGCAGTGGCTTGATTGGCAACCTGTATGGCGTAGACGTTTACGTTTCCGCTAACTGCAGAACCATTGAGGCGGCGGCTGACAATACAGCATCAAGCGTGGACACTCGTGCCGCGTTGCTGTTCCACACTGAAGCTGTCGTGATGGCAGAGCAAATGGCTGTTCGATCTCAGACTCAGTACAAGCAAGAGTATCTTTCTACTCTGTACACTGCAGATACCCTTTATGGTGTCCAGGTGTATCGTCCTGAAGCTGGATTTGTACTCGCAGTTCCATCTGCATAATCTACACGGGGGCTTCGGCCCCCTTTCCTTTTACTTCGCGTTTTTCTTGGAGTAGTTCATGGCAACCACAATTAAACTCAAGAACGGATCGGGTGCGCCCTCTGCTAGTGATTTAGTCCAAGGCGAGCCAGCGTTAGACCTGACAAACAACCGACTTTATTCAGAAAATGGTAGCGGCTCAGTAGTCGAGATTGGCACCAATCCAACGAGCTTGTCGATTAATGGCACAGCTGTTACTGCGACAGCTGCCGAATTGAATATATTGGATGGTGTGACATCAACAGCCGCAGAGCTAAACATCCTTGATGGCGTAACTAGCACAACAGCAGAACTCAATATTCTTGATGGGGTAACCGCAACAACTGCTGAACTAAACATCCTTGACGGAGTTACTGCTACAGCGGCAGAACTCAACATTATGGATGGTGTAACGTCGACTGCCGCAGAACTTAACATATTGGATGGCGTTACAAGCACAACTGCGGAGTTGAACATCCTAGATGGTGTGACTGCTACTGCCGCAGAACTGAATATTCTCGATGGTGTAACAAGTACCACTGCTGAGTTGAATATACTTGATGGAGTTACCAGTAGTGCTGCAGAGTTAAATATTCTTGACGGTGTTACATCTACGACTGCTGAGCTAAATATATTAGATGGCGTAACTTCAACGGCTGCAGAGCTTAATATTCTGGATGGGGTTACAGCTACAGCGGCAGAGTTAAATGTCCTTGATGGTGTAACAGCTTTTGTCGATGAAGACGATATGAGCAGTAATTCTGCTACTTCTATTCCCAGTCAACAGTCTGTTAAAGCGTATGTAGACTCTCAAGTAACGGCGGAGGATCTAGACTTCCAGGCTGATTCAGGTGGCGCACTCAGTATTGATCTTGATTCAGAGACTATGACGTTTACTGGCGGCACTGGTATTGATACGTCTGGATCTGGAAATGCTGTTACATTTGCGATTGATTCGACTGTAGCAACGCTTACAGGCACACAAACGCTTACTAACAAAACCTTAACATCGCCTGATGTAAACACCCCAGACATTGATGGCGGCACGATTGACGGCACTGTTATTGGAGGCTCTACAGCCGCCGCAGGCACGTTTACTACATTTACCTCTACTGGTATCGACGATAACGCCACAAGCACTGCGATTACGATTGATTCTAGTGAGAGGGTAGGTATTGGTGAAACGGCTCCACCAGAGAGGCTTGTTGTAAACGGGTCAAGCGGAGATGCCGTAGAGCTTTACCTTGATGGAAATACCTCTGATTCAACGTTCGACCTAAAGTGGACAGATAATAGGACAGGCACTCATGCAGAAAGCATGAAGATACGGTCTAAGAGAGAAGGAACTAATGGCTCTTACCATATGCTGTTCAGCACTACGCAGACCGGAACACCAGCCGAGCGTATGCGTATTAAATCTAATGGCAACGTAGGTATTGGTACGCAGAATCCTGACCAGCTCCTGCATTTAAAGAAAGATGATTCCGCTCCGCATATTCGGTTTGAGCGAAATGATACTAGCGTTGGAAATGGCACCAGCATTGGTCAAATTGATTTTGAACATCAAGAATCAGGAAATGCAGGAACTTGCGCTAAGTTTGGTGTTGTATCTGGCGACACGGATGGCACCGGAGAGTTTCTTTTTCAGACCGGATTAGCCGGAACGACTACTGAAAGGCTCCGAATTGACAAAGATGGCAACGTAGGTATTGGCACATCATCGCCTGGTGGACTTCTTCATTTAAGGAAAGACACCACAGATGGCATAGCGCAAGTTTTATATCAAAATGATGCTCGACAATACAACGTGGGCCTTAACGGATTGTTGTCAGATTCTTGGATTATTTATGACAACACAGCCGCCGCAACGCGCTTTGTTCTTGATACCTCTGGTAACGTTGGTATTGGTACCACTACCGTCAACAGGAAGCTAGAGCTGTCAGGCAACAACAACGCTGGCGCAAAAGCTAACTACCTCAGAATTACTGATACTGACACCACAGCAACAGCAGATAATCAACAGGGTGGCATTGAGTTTTATGCAAGCGACTCTAGTGCTGGCGCAGGAGTTACAGCCAGCATAGAGGTTTTATACGCGGGCTCTGGTGGAGGCGGCGAGATTACCTTCAACACTGCAGCAAATAGTGGCGCTGGTGTTTCTGAAGCCATGCGGATTGATGAGTCTGGTAACGTAGGCATTGGTACTACGAGTCCTCAGTTTCAGTTTCATTTAAGCGGCTCTGCTCCTGGAACAGTATTTAGTGAGACTGCGGCTGCAAAATACTATAGAAACCGTGCCGCCGCTTCTGCATTGACTTGGGACCTTCTTAATACGGATTACTCATTTAATTCTGAGGTTATGCGTATTGATACCTCTGGTAACTTGCTGGTTGCAAAAACAAGCGCGTCTGGAACAACTTTAGGGCCAGAGCTACTAGCAAACGGCCAGATTAATGCCGCTTCTGCTGGTGACTTTTTAAATATGTATTCTACTAGCGCGAGTGCGTATAGGTTTTATGTGACAAACGCTGGCACGATTAATGCCACCAATACAAGCATTCAGGCTATTTCTGATGCGTCATTAAAAGAAAATATCCGCGATCTAGACAAAGGGCTGGAAACTATTAACGCTTTACAGCCGCGTAGGTTTGATTGGAAAAACGGCGATGGCAACGACATTATGGGTTTTATTGCTCAAGAGGTTCAATCGTCATTGCCAGAATTGGTCCACTCTACGAAATACAATGAATCTGAAAATAAATTAGCCATAAAAATGGGAGACATGATTCCATCTATGGTCAAGGCTATTCAAGAATTGTCAGCACAAGTAACCGAACTCAAAGCCGAAATAACGGCACTAAAAGGAGAGTAAAATGGCACACACATGGAATGTAGCAACAATGGACTATGACGTTTCGTCAGGCGGCAAGACTAACGTAGTGACTGTCGTGCATTGGCGTTGCACAAAAACTGATGGGGATCACTCTGGCTCATCCTACGGCACAGTAGGGCTTGAGGCTCCTGGTGACTCATTTGTCGAGTGGGCTGACATTACGGAAGCAACTGCTATTGGTTGGGCAAAAGCTGCGATTGGCACTGATGAAGTAACTGCTATTGAAGCTGCTATTGATGCACAAATTGCAGAGCTTGCTACACCTACCGCTGGCACTGGCACTCCTTGGTAGTCCAATGAATGGATCCTTTATCTTTAATTGCGATGGCGTCGACCACTTTCAAAGGTATACAGACGCTAGTTTCTCAGGGTGCAGAGATTGAGCACGTTGCACAGAAGCTGGGTCATTGGTATGGCTTGGTTTCTGATATTAAAGAGGCTGAAAAGGAAGCAGAAAAACCGCCGTTATTTAAGAAATTATTTGATGGCGAGTCTGTTGAGCAACAGGCACTAAATAGCGTTATTGCAAAGAAAAAGGTAGAAGAACAAGAAAAACAAATACGCGAGCTAGTTACATGGGCTTATGGGGTAGAAACGTATAAAGAAATGATGCAGATGCGCCGAGAAATACGAGCTAAACGTGAGCGAATAATTTACAAACAACGGCGAAGGCAACGCAGGATGTTAGATGTGTCGGCAATTATTATTGGCTTAATGATTTCTGGTGGTGTTATTTTCGCAACAATCTCATTAATTAGGAGTGTTTAATGAAAAAGCTTGGTGTTGTTTTATGTTTTTTGTTGGGCGGTTGTGCTTCTGCAACGACTGAGTACTATGAGGCTGTTACAGCGGCAGCAAATGCTAATGCGGCGGCTT